CCTAAGCCTTCGTCGGCAGCGTCAGATGTGTATAAGAGACAGAGGTACAGGCGCACAATGCAAAGCTCAAGGCGGGAAAAACAAAACCGCCGGTTGATACGGCGGCAATCAAGCGGAAAATGGACAAACTGACAGACCTTTACCTCGCCGATCTCATCAACCGCGAGAAGTACGAGATAGAATACACAGCGCTAAAAGAAAAACTGAACGTTCCGCCAGAACCGAAGCCCATCAACGAAGAACTTGTAGTGTCTTTGCTGGACGCATACGACAAACTTCCACCAAGTGGAAAAAAGGAAGTGTGGAATCGCTTCATTCGCCGGATTGTAATTTCGGAAAACGGCGACATCTTTTTTGAGCTTGTTTGGCTACAAAGAACCTTAACACCAGTTAACGTATAATATAGCTAAATAGGGGATGCATTATGCATCCCCTAAAATATAGTTTACTGCTTTTTCAGCTTTGCCAGCGGCAGAGATTATCATAGTTGGATCATTTTTTAGAACTTGCATCCAACCTTGAAGATATGCAGCGCTATTTCGGAAAGAAGCTCTTGTTTCTATCCCTACATGGGCGACAAGGTTTGCCGCGCCGAGCTCTGCAACAAGCTCTTCTTTGCTGTAGTCATCGCTTCCAAAAGCCGCTGCGCCAGAACCGCAAGCAAAGCGATCAAGCCTTGTTTTATGCCCGGTAGAATGTGCCATCTCGTGAAAGGCTGTCGAGTAATACAAGGCCTCATTATGGAATTGTTCAATCTTCGGAATGACGATTGCATCACGTGACGGGCTGTAAAACGCTTCGTCGGACAGATTATCGCGGATCAGCTTTACGCCCTCGCGCTCAACATAAGCGGTAATGATGTCCTCGGCCTCCGATACCGGGTTTGCGTGCTTTTGGAGTTCGGGAGGATATTTGATTTTGATATTCTCGCAATCTTCGACATTGAACACGGTGTAGTATCTAAGCATCGGTACGATCTTTTCTGTTGGCTCTCCGCTCTCGTCCGTCAAGCTCGTTGTCACCTGTTTCCAGAAAACAACCGGGCGGCCTTTAGAGCCTTTCTTCAAATGGCCCTTTTCAGCTTTGATCTGATTCATCGTCACCCACTCGCCCGCGCAGCCAAGAATTAACTGGTTAAGCAGGCTGTACGGCTTGCCGGTGGTGTGGGAAACAGCGCCAACGCCCGTCCAAGGCTTGTCCCACGGGATGACGCCCTTTTCCATTTCCTCAATCAGGCGGTCAGTTATCAACGCGCAAATTTTCTTGTTCATATAATCGCCGCCTCCGCCGTCTGGTAGATGAATTCATACTCGGCATTGGAAATGCTGTCGTCATTCGCGGCAAAAGACACAATATACCGAAGCGTGTCATTGCTGTCAGCCGCTGCGATCAAATTGATGTACTCGCTTACGCACATAGTTTTTTCTCCTTTACATTTGCGCCTTGCCGTGTTAAGGTAGAAAAGGAAAGGGGCTTTGGCAAGGCTCTAAGCCCCCATCCTGTGGCTTTCGGTGAGCGGCTTTAGCTGGGACGCTCACCGATTTTTTAATGCTTCTGCATGATCCGCTTAACGCGCTCTCGCAGCTCTTCGAGCGAATCGCAAGTTTCGATCAGCTCAAGAATCGCTCTGAGCAACGCTTCCGTGACGTTCACGTCAGGCATGTCCTCACTTCCTTTCAAAAAAGGCTTTTGCCCTTGCCTTACAGTTGTAGTTATAAACTATTAGGTTTAGAATGTCAACTATTTAATTGATTTTTCTTGCAAAAAATTATAACATTTTCGACGTGCTCAATGAAACATGCGGTTGATTTTATAAAGCAAAGAGGAGGGCCTTTCAGCCCTCCTTTTTTCTTTGCTCACTCAACGATACACTCATAATACCGAACGAGCTTATCTTCGACCGCGTCCTTATCGCAAAGGAATGCTTCGGCAAGGTCGGCGTAAAACTCCGTGTTGTTGACGTTGAATTTCTTTGCTACCTTGAAGTAGTCCGAGTACAGCATGTTCATGGCGACATAGAACTCCATCGGATCACAGTCTATTTTCTTCTGTTCAAGAAGATTCTTGGTCTGCTCATAGCTCCAATGTGCGCCCCTGCTGCCGTCCTCATTCTCAAGACCGCGCATCCATTCGTCCGCCATTTCGCGGGTCATGCGGTCGTACCCTCCGGCATAGCCGCGGTCGTACTCCCCGCCGTAGCTCTCGCCCATGCGCGGCTCGTAGGAGAATCCGATTCGGCGGCGGTCGTCGTAGTAGTCCGTGTATTCGTCGCGGTAGTCATTGCGCGGGGCATAGCGCCCGTTGTTGTAATGCTCGCGGCCTCGGCTGTCGCGGTATCTGTCCTGCGGCTCATAGTCACGGTTGTTCTGTATTTGGTAGTCTCGGATGCGTCTTATTCTGTCCGCTCTCATGTCGTCGCTCCTGTCTCCGCGTTAATGGCGGTAAGATCATTGCTCGGCGAGCAGCACGGTTTCCCGATCATTCGGAACGTGCCGCCCGTGGCATTTGTGACTACAATCGTGCTGTACTTCGTCCGCGTCCGCACACCACACGCAGTTACGGGAGCGCAGCATCGATTCGTCAGCGGGAACTGCGCCGTTCCCGCGCCAATGGTGAACACGACCGGCGCGTTAATCGTCGCCGTCGTTGGGATGCTCTGCGCCAGAACGATGCAGTATTTTTCTCCGTTGGAGTAGTTGCCGTCCGGGAGATTGACAACCAGATTTCCGCCGGTAAACGTGATCGCTTGGCTAAGAATCAGCCTTTTGCAAAGCTGACAAACGGGTTTGCAAGCCATTTTTAACTCCTTTCAGGGGCGGGTTTTCCCGCCCCGATCACATTTTCAGCACCCGCAACAGGTGTTCTGGTTGCAGCAGTAAGGGTTCTGCACCTGATACGCAGGAACGGGGGACGGTCGAAGCGCGTTAATGAGCGTAGCGTTCTGTGCGCTCTGGGACGCGGCAAGCCGCAGCGCCTGATTGTCCGCCTCAAGGGTCTGGATCTTGCTCTGCGTGAGGAAGTCGAGGATAGCGCGGGTTCCGGCGTTCTGGTTGTCCGTAATGTCGCGGGCAACGTTCTGGATGGTGTTCCGGGTATCGCACGCCTGCGTCGCCATATCGTAGCGCACCTGTGCGATAGCCTGCCGGTTCTCGCAGCAGCAGTTCTGATTCTGCATCTGCATGGCGTTGAGCTGCTGCATAAGCGCCGCCTGCTGATTGCAGCGGGCAAGCTCCGCCGCGGAGAAGCCGCTCGTCACGGCCTGCGTCACACCGGCAAAGCCGTTAAGCATTCCAGTGTTCATCGCGTAGAAGCCGTCACAAACGCCGTTGTTCACCGCGTCGATCTTGCGCTCAACGTTCGCAAAGTCGGAGGCAAGGACATAGCCATCGGCTACACCGCCGGAATTGCCGCCGCCGAAGCCATAGCCGCCGTTGCCCCAACCGAAAATCAGCGCAAAGATGATGATAGCCCACCAACCGTCACCGCCGAACATCCCGCCGCGGTTGGAATTGCCGTCGCCCTGTCCGGCGAGGAATCCGCTCATAAAATCGTCTGCCATAGAAAAAACTCCTATCAGTTTATTTACATCCGGGCGCGCGCCTCCCGGCTGCATTCGAGACGCGGCTTTTAATCAAGATGCCGAAACTGATAGGAGAATGTTTATTTAAGCCCAAGACCTTTGGCGATTTCGTCCACGGTCGTTCCGCGTTCCTTCGCCATGTTCTCCGCCATCTGCCTGAGCTGGTCGGGCGTCTTGCCCTGAACCATCTTTAACGCCTGTTGCGCTCGCGGATCACGTCCCGCCATCTGCTGTATTAGCATCATCGGGTTTCCGCCGGTACGGGCGAGGCTTATCAAATTGAAAAGCGGATTATTCATCATCGTCTTCTACCCTCCGGCGCTTTTTCGCTGTCAGCTCCGCCCGCAGAGCGTCAAGGTCGGCTTTCGTCGCGTACTCTACAGTCGGAGCTTGTTCCGGGGTGAATAGCTTGAAATCAAAGAAGTCGGAAGCCCCTGTCTGCTGGTTAAAGCGTTTCAGGTAAATCATTCCGTGCCCAATGTCCGGCATAACGACGCCGAGAGAAAAGTAGTCCGTGCTCGTGGCGATAGCCTCTTCGCGGCTCGTGACCGGCTTGCAGACGTATCCGGGAGCGATCTGCTGCGGCTGCGGTCGCTGATAGCCGCCGTAAAACTGCTGTGGCTGTTGGTAGTAGTTTTCCATTGCTTCACGTCCTTTCTGCCCCCATTGTCGCATAAAAAAAGAGGGCTAACCCGTCGGTTAGCCCTCAATAATCCATCAAAAACCCGTCATTCGATTGCAGCGGCGATCTTGTCCTTGATCGCCCGTATACGGCGCTCGACTTTTTCTGTGCCGTATAGTTCCGTTTCCGTCTGCATGGCGAAGGAGATTTGCAAAACGCTCATGCCCTTTGCCCGCAGGCGGAAGATTTTTAGTTCCTCGTCGGTAAAGCCGCAGTCCCGCTCAAACTGTTCGCGCAGCTCGCGCGGGAATTGCAGCTTATTCTTTGTCCCTGGCGTTGTTAAACTCCGTAGGAGGCTCTCTGTCGTCATTGGCTACACTCTCCATGTATGCGTTAAAAAGTGTCTCTGCGAGGCTTTCAGACGCCTCGACGCCATTGATGCGGCAGAATGTTTTTACGGATTCTTTCATGATTCCGCAGTGTCGGTTTACAAAATTTTGGCTGCCGTCAGGCGGCTTTGAACTTGTCGTTCATTTCCTTGACGGCGGCTTCGAGAAGCACCTTAAGCTCGTCCTCCGTGGTTTTGATGCCCTTCTGTTCGAGCATGGAGGCAGCGACAGCCATGGCGCGGGACAGCTTCTCGTCGCCGTGGATATCCTTATACACCTGTTCAATGTACGCAACGGTAGTTGCCGCTACCTTGCGCTTGGTATCGGTGTTGACGTACTTTTCGTACAGCTTCGCGGCGTAAGACGCGGCAATTCCGCAGATGGCGAGGATGATGTACTTGATGATTTCCATGCCGTAGGTCGTGATAATCTCGTTCATTGCAAATTCTCCTTACTTCAAAAAATCGTTTTTCTTTAGATGGCCCGCGTAGACGCAGTTAAGATGCTGGATGGTGTTTGCGGCGCGGTTGTTTTCATACAGCGGGTGGCCGGAGCAGTAGTCCTCGTATCGGTCAACGTCCCGGAGAACGTCAGCCCAATGCTCGGCGGTGTGTAATACGCCCTGCCGCACCTCATCGCCGAAGCGAAGGATACGGCTTCGCGCCTCGTCAGCACGACACGCGGCGTCGTCCTCAATGTGCTTTACGAGCTTACCGTCGAGAGCGTCCAGCCGCTTCACGATCTCGCTGTTGTTCTTACGGTTGGCGAGGATCAGCGAGAAGATGCCCGCAACGGCAGCCCCGCCGCACGCGGTGATGATTGTCTTTATGATTTCCATTTATTTCTCCTACTTTACTCCGAGGATACGGTTCACTTCGCCCTGCACGAGATCGTAGAACCATGCGCCGAGCCTCTGTTTTCTTTCCTCGCCGTTGCCCCACTTTCCGTCGAGCACCTCCTGCGCCATCGCCGGAATGCTCACGGTCATTCCTTCCTTTTCGTCGTGGTGGGGCTCTGCTCCGCCCGCCGCGCCATCGTCAAAATACGAAAGCGGCACATACAAAATATCCAGATCCAGCGGACTGCCACGGTACTGCTGCATGACGCACTGCCCGGAAAGGTCGGGATAATGCACGCCGTCGTTCGCGCCCCACGCGGCGATCCATTTATCATACCCCGTCTCGCCGATGTGCGTATCAAACCAGCTCATGCTGGCGTACACGCCGGTTCTGTTCCCCGCGTCTTCCATAGCCGCGCAGAACGCTTTGCACATGGCGGTGATCGTCTCGTCCGTGGGGAATCCGTTTTTCGCCTTGTACCCGTCGGCGTCCTCCATATCGAACCACACGCCGAGCCGCGGCTTCCGGCCATTGAGGAAGCGCAGACACCGCTCCGCCTCCAATTTGGCCGTCTGCACATTCAGCGCATAGCTGTACCAGTAGATGCCCCACGGGATACCGAGCGCGTCGCATTTGGCGATGTTGCGCTCTGCCCATTTGTCGGCATTTCGGATGCCGTAGCCGCCGCGGATGATGACAAAGCCATCCTTGTACGGCGTGAAATCGAAATCGCCCTGATGCTCGGAAACGTCAATACCGTTCATTTCCATGTTCCTCCTGCTTTGAATTTTGCCACGGCGTCCTTCCATCCGCCGCCGGTCTTGACCTTGACTTGCGCGGGCTTCCATCCGCCGCCGGTTTTTATATAAACCGTAGCGCCGAACAACGCAGGAGCGGTAAAGGTCGCGGTTTGGACGGCAACCGCGGCGTCAACACCGCCGACATTTGCGGTGATTGTGACGCCCTCTCCGGCTTCGCCGACGAAGTAGAATGTTGTCATTCCCTTGGTTACGCCGAAGGACGTATCCTCTGTTCCCGCAACTCCGCCAATATCGCACCGGAGCTTCCATTTTGCCGGGGGGTAATACGTCCCGTAGGTGCCGTTTGTGCTCGTAAGCTCTGCTTTAACAGCGAACTGCCTTCCGTTCAGACGGGCGATGTAGAGCTTTCCGGTAAAGTTCCAGTGGTTTGACCATCCCGAAATGCTTTTTTCCTGCTCCCAAGCGCTGCCGCTCGGGAGCTCCGGCGCTGTCTGTGACCATGCCATTCAGCTCACCTCAATTCGCGTACATGAGATAGATATCCCCGTCGCTGCCGAGCTCGGCGCCCGGCTCCGTCGTTCCGGCGTAGATCATTCGCTCGGCGTAAGTTCCGGAGAAGATCCAGATGTTGTTATCGATCTTTTTGAGGTCGATATACTTTTTCGCGGGCACGGCGATGGAGCCGGTCGCGCTCTCCGCCTGTCCCTTGGCGACGTTGACCGGCGTGCCGATGCCCTCCCACTCGAAGGTGAACGGGTCGTTCGCAAAAATCCGCGTCTGCCAGTTCGGCGGCAGCAGCGCCGAGACCGCTGCGGTCAGCTTGATCGTCATGGACGTGCCCCACACCCAGACGAGGGCGTTTCCCCACGCGAGATCGGGCGTTGAGCCGGGCGTGCTGATCGCGAGCTCGGTGCCGAAGCGCGCGTCGTTCGTAAGCTGGGCGACGCCAACCGCTTTATCAGCAAGATTCGCCGTGCCTACCGCGCCATTGGCGTTGGACAGCGCTCCAAGATTTGCCCGCGCCGCATCCGCCGTCGTTGCGCCCGTGCCGCCGGAATCGACGGGCAGCGCCGTGGTCTTAAAGGCCGCGCGGATTTTTGACACGATGTTAGACCAAGGGGTTTTCCGGTTCAGCGATACGGAAACATCATAGAACGGGAAATAGTCCCCGTCCGCAAGCGTCGCTTCTGCGGCAAGATCTTTTGTCGCCGCCTGTTTCGCTTCAATCGCATCCGGAATTGTAGTTTCATCATCTGCGCTCACGGGGATATCGTCGCCGGTTAACGTCACATTGCCGGAGGCGTCCGGCGATTTCGTGTTCACTGACACGACAGAGCCGGAGCCGTTCATTCCGTTATAAACGGAGAATGTGGTAAACTCCCCATTGTCAAACGTGATTTTGTATGTGTCCGTTGTACCTGCGGCGTGTGTGCCGCTTTGCAACGTGATGGACGCTATACCGTTGCCGTTCTTTACGTTGAACGTGGAGGTCGTTCCGTCCGTAAGCGTAACGGTGTAGGTATCCGTCAAGCCGCTCGTTCCGGTTTTGGCAATGCTCTTGATGGATGACCCGTTTGTTACGGTAAAGTTGGTGCTTGTGTTGTCCGAGAACGAGATTTTATAAGTGTCCACAAGGCCGGATGTGCTGATTTTCGCAACGCTCGTGATTGCCCGACCATCAGTTCCCTTGTCGCCCTTCGCGCCGGTCGCGCCGCGTACCGAGGTCGTCTGTACCTCCGTATCGTCAGACATGATGAACGTCAGGGTATAGTCGTCGTTTAGGGTAATGCTCTTAATGCCGCCGTGCCCGTCAAGAGCCGTTGCAAGGTCGTTGATAAGCACCTGTCCGGTCAGGGACTTTGCCTGTCCTGCCTGTTCCATGACAAACAGATCTGTCGTTGTTACGGTTGATGCTCTCGGAAGCTCGCCTACTGTTTTGTCCGCCAAGGATTAGCCCTCCTTCGTTTCCGCTGCAATCAATTTTTCGATGAGCAGCTTGATATAAACGAGCTTCTCGAAATTCTCCCATCCTTCGACGCGGAGGGTGCCGAGAAGCTCCTTGATTTTATTAAGTTCTTCCATGCTTAAACCTCGCTCGCGTACTTCTGCCGCAGCGCTGCCCGCTGTCCGCCGGTTTCATTGACAAGATATTCAAACTTTGTATAGTGCTCGAATACCGTATCATCTCCGTTTGCGGCTACATAGCGGATTTTCGCCGTTTTCTTCTCATCTCCGAAGATCGCCGCCGCTTCAACAAAAGAAAGGCCAGTCAGAGTGACATACAGCAGCCCAACAGTAGCAAGGCCGCAGAACGCACACGGGTATTCGCTTCCGTCAAGAAAAATGATTTTGTCCATATATCTCCTCACTAATAACCAAGGCATTTTATTTGAACAGTATTCCCTACACCGTCTCTAAAAGTGTAAGTTGACAGATTTACAGTATACCCATACAGCCGAAATGCCTCGTTGGTAGAAAAGGATCCAGCAGAGGCGTTCATCGCCGCCGCTGTTGCAGCACCGGAAAAAACATCCCCGGCAAAATACCCGTTTGCGATGCCGCCGTTTAAGTATCCATTGGTATTCGCCGTCGTGATTGTTCCAGACCCTATCTGGCTGCCTTGAATTGTTCCGGCGTCGCCGCCCGTCTGTATCCGGTTGGCATAGACATTTCCGGTAAACGTTCCGTCCGTTGCGTATAGTTGGCCGTAGCTGTTTACGCGGAATTTGCCGCCGCCGAGGGCTATACCATCCGCGCCGATGTACACACCGTCCACCGTCCCGTACAGCTCTGACAGCTTGTTATAGATGGCGTTCTGTGTGATGGTAAACCCGCTGTCCTTGCTTCCGATGAACCCGGATGTTGCCGTTATCTTGCCGGTGATGTCTACGCCGTCTTTCGTCGCCCTGAATACTTCCTGCCCGGAGCTTTCCAGAACAAAGCCGTCCGCCGTCAGCGACCATCCAAAAGAGGCGGAATTGCCGCCGGTCTGCGTCACTCTCGCGGCGATCTCCTGCGCGTGCAGTTCCAAAGCCGCCCGCATTTCCGCTTCGCTCGTTTCTCTGGCCGTGACCTCCGCCTGAATGCTCGCGGCATTAACTCTAAGGCTTGCCCGCGTCTCGGCAAACTGCCGGGTGGTCTTCCGGTCGGTCGGGGATTTATAGGGGTACTCATGGTCAACAGCATTCTCCTGCGGTGCGGAGATACGCGCCGCCATTAGCGTTGAGAAATTGGTCTCATTGACATAGATGCCGGAGAAAACGCCGTTGATGGTAACGCCGTCGCCAAGCTCCGCCGCAGGATCAAGCTTCGCCCATTCCGTGTCATACGGACGATAGACAAATTCCCTGATGCTCTCTAAGATGTCGTTCGCCATCTGCTGGGAACCCCACGGGCAGTCAAGCTCTAATACATTATCCCCGCTCCCTGCCTCGTAGCATGAATCGTCGTCAACGTTGATGCGGACTTTGGTGTATTTCGGCAGTTCCGGCGTTGAAGTGTATCCCTTTGCGCTCCTCCCAACAAAAACCGATTCAGACAAGAATCCTGTCACCTCCGAACGTGAGGACATACCCGGCGGTATCCACGAGATAGTGTGTCTCGATGCCGATCTCATTCAGCCGGACAAGACGGAGTTTCCCGTAGTCCGACATGATGAAATTTCCCGCGTACATTGCCGCGATATATCCGAGGATTTCCCTCATAGCGTATCCTCCGGGATACTGCACCGGATACCCACGCTGCATGATGTCAAACGTGCGTGGATCGACGTCTACGCCCATATGCCCGGCAATAAGGCTTACAACGTCAATGTCCGTTTTGGGCCATTCGCCGATGTCCCCATTCACAGGAAAATCGTTCTCGGCCTTTAACATCGCGTCGTACCCGTGGAACACGATCTCGTCTGTGCTCTCTCCGTCGGAGCGTGTATCGATATAGAACACGCCCTTCGGTATCCATTCACTTTCCTTCGCGTCATTCACGGCACGGATAAACGGCTTGATGGAGGACATTCTCTTGATCGTCGCCGTCGGCTTTACCATCGTGACATCGATTTCCGCGGCTACACAGCACCCGACCATCGGCTTGTCGTCCGTGAAAAGGTGCTGCGTGGTCTTGATCTCTTTGAGCATGTTCCCGCCGTATCCGCCGGAATCCGAATCGTAGAAAATCCTCGTCCCGCCAAACGTGATATAATCGGCGTGCTCGTCGATCAAATAAAACTCGTCGCCGATGACGAGCTTGGTTTCAAACCAATGTGTACCGGCGACGATTTCCTTGTATGTTGCGCTTGTGTTCTGCATGGCTCATCTCTCCACAAGGGCGAGCGCATCAATGTTCCAGCGTTCTTTCCCATCACCGAAAGATGTATCGACCGTAGCCTTGCCGGTGCTGTTGTACATAGTCGTTACTTGCGTACCCTTTAACCACGGGTTTGTGTATGTTACTTCTACGTACTCCGGCATAAGCGCCGGTAGAACGATCTCGGCGTCTTTGGTGTACAGTGGCTTAAACGTTGCATCAATGCGGAATTTCGTTGCGATCCGTGCCCGGTGCATCGTGTAATCCATCGTGCGCCCCGCGTCCGAGCTGTCGCCGTCCTCTCTGGTCACGGTATATCCGCCGCCGTCCAGATATGGGAGCATATCCACGCCGTTAACTATCAGCTTCATTTTCCGCGCCCCCTGTTCCGCTCTTCGGTATAGGTGTAAACCGCATCGCCGACCTTTCGCCTGTCAAGCTCAACCGTCGTGTGGATGTTTATCGGCTCGCGGCTTCCTGTTAAACGTTCGAGAAGCGCGTCCAGCTTACTTTCCAGCTCGGGAGAAATACCATAACCATACCCGGAGGAAAACGCATTAGGCGGCACTACACCGCCCATAGCAACGGCGGGCATTTTCATGCTCAAACCGGCGAACTTATCCGTCATACGGTCAACGATGCCGTCCGCGACCATCGACACCCACTGCGTGTTTCTCTCAAGCGGAATGACGGCCTCCGAGCCATCTTCACCGGCAATAAACGGAGTACCCTTTTTGACGACGCCGCCCTTGGCGAGACGCGGAATAGATACAGAGCTTGCACGCCAGTTTATACCGCCGCCGCCGAAGAATTGCAAAACGCTGCTGAACGCTCCGACGAGGTTATTGAACATCGTAATAACGCCGTTAACAAACGCCTCTACAGTGCCAAGGATACTGTTGATAAGGGACGCGCCCCAGCGTTTGATTTCAACCCAGACGTCGATCCATGCGCTCTTGATCTTGTCAAGCGCCGCCGACCAATCGCCTGTGGCGAAACCGTATACAACAGCGGCCAGAGTTTCAAAGATCGCCTTTATAAGTGACAATGCCGTACGAATAGCGCCGACGATATTGTTAAAAGAATACTGAACGACGCCGTAAAGCAGAATGAATACTTGCGAAAGGACGTTGCCCTTTTCGGAAAGCGTTTTCAGCGCATTGTCGAACCACCCATTGACTATGCCGCTGATCTTGTCGAAAAACGCGGTGATGTCGTCCCACCACCCGGACAGGAATGAACCGAGAGCAAGGAACGCTCCGATTGCAAGCGGTATCCATGAGCCGGTGAGAAGGGCAAGACCGATACCGATTTTAAGAAACCCGGTTGACATCTCCATGCACATGTCTTTAGTAAGGCTTCCGGTGTTGATGAAATTTTTAAAAGCATCAATCAAATCCAGAGTGCCGAAAAGAACCAGCGCAATGCTCGCGGCAGTTTTCCCGAACGCAAGCCCAATAGCAAGTGCCGCTATCCCCTCCAACAGGTTTTTGATAAGCCCGAGGTTGTTCTTGATTTTGTCACTGATCGCTACATCTTCGTACTTGATTCCGCTGCCGGAACCGCCCCCGCCGCCGCCGGAGGACGAATCCTGCGCAATGGTCAGCGTATCAATGCCCATGAGCTGCTTTTTCAGTTCCTTTGCCGCACCAGCGCCGGAAGATAGATTATCGCTCAACTTTCCCGTGTTGGTTATGGCCCGCTTGAATGTGCTTTTCCCACTAAGAGCCGCAAAGAATGCCGCGATAGCGTCAACAGCCTTTGTGATCCAGCCAATGAGCGTCTGCAATACCGGGATAACCGCAGTAAGAATTGGGGCGAACGCCGCACCCCATGACGCCTTTAGCCCCTGTAAAGACGCTTTCAGTTCGTTAATGCTTTTCTTCGTCTCAGGGTCGTTCTCGGCATAAGCCTTTACCGCTTCAATGGTGTATTGCTTTAGCTTTCGGAAAAGAACGAACAGCGAGCGGATACCAATGCCATATTTGAGCAGATTCTTCATGCCGCTTTTGATGGACTGCTGCGCATCTTCCATCGCGGCCTTGATGTCAGCGCCTTTGGACGCATCGGTGATTGTTTGCGTCAGCTCCCCGGCTCTTTTTTTCTGTTCTTCCAGCTCCGCCGTCTGCTGTTTCAGTTTGTCAACGATTTTCGCGTCCTGCGCTTCAAGCCTCTGTGCGGCTTTCTCTTTCTCCGCGAGAATCTTTTCCTGCTCGGAAAGCTGCGCTTTGATTTCCGCCTGCCGCTGGGTCTCTTCGATCCATGTCTGCGGATCAGCGTTGGCGTTAATTGCGGTTTTGGCCTCACTCTCGGCAAGGGAGGATTTTAGCTTTTCAACCTTATCATAAGCCTGTGCCGCCTCGTCCTGCGCCTGTTTGAGCCGTTCAACGATGGGTGCGCGTTTCGCCTCGCCGCTCTCCATGTTCTTTTTGAGCCTGTCCATGTCGCGTTGGAGCTTGTCCAATTCTTTGGCGGCTTGCCCGGCGTCGATTTCGACCGGGAATCTAAGTTCTGTCGCCATCGCATCACGTCCATTTCTTCAACATTTCTTCGTCCTCCGCCGTGTACTTCGTCGGGAGCGTTACCAAATCCCGATTCTGCCGCAGCCATTCCCGCTCGTATTTTTCGAGCTTTTTGCCTTTGGCTAGTTTCGAGCGCAGCGACACTATCTGCGAGAACGCGCAGTCCCCGCCGATCTCCATATACGCGCCCATGAACGTCCACCAGTGGAGATATTCGACCGAGCGGCATTCGTAGCCGAGCACACGGTTGACAGGCGCGACGATATACGGGAAGTCCTTTTCCCAATCCACAAGGCGGGCGGATTTCTTCCCATGCGGCTGTCCGAGATCGATAAACCAGAAGCACTTCTCCAATGCCTCCGAATAGTCCGTCAGTTTTTCCCAATCGGGGAAAATCGTCTGTATTGTCGCCTCCGCCTTGTCCGCATCGGAAAAATCAGGGTCATTCAGAACCTCTATGAGGTCGAGAATAACCCTGTAGTCCGAGCGTATCGCATGGTCTGCACCGCCGACGGCAAGCGACATCGGCAGGGAGTAGATCATTTCTTGAATTTTGCGAGATACTTTTGCAGCTTCGGATTCGTCTTTTTCTTTTCCGCCGTAAAGGTATCGTTCATGTTGTCGATGAGGCAGAGCATCAGGTTGCACCACACGGGAAGGCCGTCCGCCATCGCATAGGTGTTCATCGTGCCATACAGGGGAGTGCAAACATCAAAGCCAAAAAGCCCGTTGATAAGCTCTCTCATCTCCCCGTCCATCGCACGGGCGGCAGCAAAGATTTTCTTCGCGTCATTCTCCCCGGCGAGCATCGCCTGATATTTGTCCTGCTGCTTGTCCATCGCGTCAAACGCATTAAAAACGCGCTCGATAAAGTCAATGTCGGTGAGGTTGAGCAACACCGTCACCTTTCCGTTGATGGAGATTTCCTGTACTCCGGTATCATGTCTAAGTTCAAGCATTGCTTAACCTCCCGTTCTCAGGTCGCCGGGGTAAACTCGATAGCGCCGCTGGTTCCCTTAGTCGCCGTGCCGATGGTGCGCTTGCCGCCGTAGGTCACATTGATGGGCATTCCGACGCTGCCGCCGCCCTCGCCGCCGAGACCAGTGACCTCGACCATGCAGGACTCGTAGCGCTCGGCAAATCCCGCGTAAGTGTGGACGATGAGCATGTCCATAGCCGCAAGCGCCATCGCGTCCTGATCGACAACGGCGAGCTTCCAAATCTTCTGCTGCGCCGCGTCGCCGCTGTCCAGCTCGCACGGCTCGAAAGACTGCGTAATGACAGGCTTCTTCATCGTGCCGTAGGTGTCGCCGAGAATGTCTTTCTTGCTCTCGGCAGACCAGTCGTATTCCTCGGAGCTGTCCTCCACGCGCTTGCCGATCACCGACCAAACAGGAGCAGAACCCATGCCGGAGTTCAGATAAGCGAGAAGCAGCTCACGCGCCACAGTCTGCCCCGCAGCAGTGGTAAACGTGTATTCAGCCATTCGTTAAATCACCTCGTAAATTAAAGTTAATAGGATCTGGTGATCCTCTATGTCTCCTTCGTATCTGGCAAAAAGAGCCGCCGCCGTGTCGCGTTTGACTTTGCGCACGCGGATACCGTCCGCAATCGTCAGGCTATCCACGTTCGCCTCCGCCCACGCGCCATATGCATCCAGCACCTCGTCCGCGCTCATTCTCTCGTCGGCGTTCTTCGCCGGGACGCGATAAATGATTTTGAATTGATACTGCGCCTGATACGATCCGTCGATAAACTGCTTGGTTTTGTACGCCGCCTGAATGGTGGAAATGCATAAACCGCTTTTCTCGCCCAGCCATTCAAAGTCGAGCTTGGAAAGCGGTTTGTCCGGGTACGTATTCAGCCATTGCCGCACGGCGCGGCTCACGTCTGCGTTTTCTTCCGCAGACACTAATGTTTTAGGTTTCTGTTCATCCAAGGGACGAAATCACCGCCTTTTCTGCGACACGCGCCCACTTGCCGCCGTTTTTCTTGTAGGATGCGTCCATCCAATGGGATTGAGCTTGCGGGTGCATGTCCGTCGTGAAAACAAGGTCTTTCGCCGTCGGCGTGAGCGTTGCGCCCTTGTGCCAGCGCAATCCTACAGACGGTATGTTCATTGGGCCTTTACCAGTTGCGGCGTCAACCATGACCTTGCCCTCATACAGATATCGGGCTTGGTCGCCGGTATAGACGATCTCGTTTCCATCCGTCCGCGCCATGTTGGAGAAAACGCCCGTCAGCGCAGGGACAAAGGGAATCGTGTCTTTCAGCGCTTGCGTTGCAACAACGATCTCCGCCGCTTTACAGGCGGATTTGAAGTCTTCCCCGCTCACGGTCTTGATCTTTAGCGTGATCCTCATTTGCCACCGACCTGCCAATGCATCATGTCGCCGCCGAAATCACGGACATCAACCGTGCTCACATCAAACGCATAGTCATATTTCTCTTGCAGCTGCGCAAGGCTCATCATTTCGGAGACCTCGCCTTTGACAAAGTAGGTGGACGTGGAATTGCTATGCCCGCCGCTGTCCAGCGTCCACAAGCCCTGTTGATTCTCTGCCGCATAGAACGCTTTTGGCTCGACATACGTTTTCTTGTCGCCGGTCGTACTGACCGCATCAACGGAAAAGGGGATATAGAGAGTGGCGGCATCAGCGTCGGCAAGCCCCGTCTTTGCAACGTTCGTTCCCTTGGACACGTCAAGCAGCACACCACGCAGGATGGTGATGCTGCTGTGCATCTTTAGGTCGTCGTCCTCGTAGGAGTTAAAGACAGTCACAACATGTGGGAACACAGCGCTGCCCTCCTCTGTACAAAAGCCCCGTCCACGCAAGATAATCCATGGCGATGTTTTCCAGCGTTTTCCGGGCGGCTTCCGCCGTCTCCGTTCCGCTTGCGTATGTCTTGCTCCACGCGCCTACGGTCTGGCTCTTGACCTCGCCTCCGCTCATGCTCTGCGCTTTGGCGTTCTCAATAATTTGATACTGTTCCGCCAGCGCACAGCAGCACATAGCAAGCGCGTTGTCCGTGTCCGGGTAGTCCTTCGCCTTGCCCATGGTGTAATAGTCGATGAAGGCGCTTGCCCGCGTTGCTGCGCGGGCAAACTCCTGTTCCGTCAGGGCGCTGCCGAGATATGTTTCGGTGTAAAACGTGTATGTTGCGTACATCTGCGCCCCTCCGGTTTATCAGCCGACAGTGACAGCGGCAGTGCCGGACTTCGTTCCGTCCTGCTTAGAAACGGCGGTAACAGTCAGACTGGTATTCGTCTCATTGGAGGCGATGGTAAGAGTGCCGTTTTCGTCGATCTTCGTTCCAGCCTTTACAGCGGAAGACCCGGCAACGCCCCAAATGACGCCGTTAGACACCGCGCCCTCGCCGGTCACAGCGGCGGCAAACGCCTTGCTCGCGCCCTTAGCAACGGTAGCGGTGGCCGGGGTAACGGTAACGGTGTTGACCGTTCCGGCAGGAGCGTACACCGCGAACGGGCAGTACTTCGACAGGGTGTCGTTGTACGCCGTCTTCGGGTTCGGAATTTCCCAACCGAGACGCATAACCGCACGCAGCGCAACCATGTCATTCTGCATGAGGTTGTAAACGATGGAGTTGTCGGAAGGATCCTGCACAACGCCCTGATCGAAAATCTTGAACGTGATGTCCTGACGGATAGAATACACAAGCTCCGACCAGTCACCGGCGAACATGAGCGCCTTGGCAGTGTCGAAAGCACCATTGCGCGGGAAGTACATGGGAGAGCCGTCCAGAGCGTAAGGCGTTGCGCCCTGCATATCGGTTTTGAAGATGGGGTTGCCGTTCAGGTCTTTCAGACCGCGCAGCTTCGCACGCATCTGGATAGCGGACATAATGCCGTTAACAAGATAGCCGCTCTCTTCGACCTTGGCGATCACGCCGCCCTCGGCGAGAAGGTCGTCATAGATGTACGGCGTCGCCGCCACGACGGAACCGGCCTTCGTGCAAGTCTCAAGGACGCTGTCGCGCCAAGAGGTGGGCTTGTTCGTGCCGAACAGGATCGCGCCGTCAATGACCTTACCAAACGCCTCAACGAGACGCGGGCGGACTTCGCCCCAGATGTCATAATCAGCATCGTCAAGCACCGCCTCCGGAATGGGGACGATGACGGCAATCTCTTCGGCATAGATTTTCTTCTTGTCCCACTTCATCTTGGTGGTCTGCTTCATGCCGGTGTCGCCGTTCACGAAGTAGGCAGTGGGAAGCATGTCCAGAACGTTCATTGTCTGGGTCTTGCTGGTCATATTGGGGAGGCGGCGGCCCATCTGGAGGACAGCGCTGCCCTCGGTCACACCCTGAATGATCTCACGAGTGACAGGTTCCGGAATAAGCCCGGAAAGGTCAGTTCTGTTTACAATGTTAGTAGCCATATTAGTCATGTTTACCTCACAATTCTCATTTAAATTTGCCCCGAATAAGGGCGTTCATAGCGTCGTTAGTGCCATTAGCACTGTTGGCGCTGTTGCCGACGTGCGCGGACATATCAACACGCACGGAGGCGGGTTTGCGATCTTTCAGAAACTCGTCGGCTGCCTTTTCAAAGCTCACCGTGTCCGTCACTTTCTGCCCGATCTTAAAACAGTAAAATTCCAGCTCATCAGCCGAAACGCCCTTTGCGGTCAGATACTTTTCCCGCTCAAACTGCGTTACCTTCGCTTCGGCGGCAAGCCGCGCCGCCTTTTCGGTGTCGCGCTCTTTCTCAATGCCCTTGAGCTTGTCCGCTTCGCTCTGCTGATTGGCTTTCCAAGCCTTATAAGCGTTCATTTCTTCCTCGGTGGGCATTCCTTTGGTTGCCCGCGCGAGACGCTTTGCAACGATATTGTCTACCTCGGCTTGTGTAAAAGTAGCCTCGTTCCCGCCCCCGGCGGTGTTGGGATTGGTATTCGGTTCTGCCATGATGATTCCTCCGTTTTCCGCCCGTCGGCGTATTCCGTTTATGCCCGTCGGCAAACAAAAAAGGAGCCCGTCCCGGATGGGACAAACTCCTTGAATGTTTAAAATTGCGGCTCGTGCGGGCGTTCCCTCCCGCGTCAACCGCGCCGAGCTATTGCCCGGTGCCACAGCGGCGAACCAACTGTGCGCGACTGCACGATTTAATGACGCCTTAGTTGGCGGCGCAAGCTGGAATCGAACCAGCAACGGCAGGGCGGCGTATCCTGCATCTCAGATTCCCTCGCGGGAGCGTCGGGAGCCTTTCCGACCTCGCCCGTCCGTGTTCCCATTTGCGCCATAAATGCGTGACCGCCAATGAGTAGTGGCGGCGCGGATTTGCTCTGTTCCCGCAAACAGCTTTTTTCTGGTGCAAAATTGCACCGTGGGGGCGGTTTATATGCCGTCCTCCCCTCGCCGGGCGGCACTCTCTGTCACGCTTTTATATATGCATGGCCGCTGTTGAGCAGTAGCGACGCGGTTTTTGTATCCCCCTCCGCAGGGGAAAGACAGGGGGAAAGGAAGGAAGCCCTGCCAAAGCAAGACCGTTATTTCTGTACCCGCCACAAGGTCAGGCGGCGCTCTCTGTTATGCTTTTAAAGAAGGATCCCATTTTCGTGACCTCACGAAAATGTTCATAGAAAAAGCACCGTGTGTTTACACGATGCTTTTGAACATATCAAATTCTTCGTAAGTCAGTTCCGTGAATTCTTTCCCTGTCTCTCTGCAATATTCTCGAATCCGCTTGAAATTATAGCCCGGCGAGCTGTCGGGAAACGGATCAGTCAGAGCGCCGTAATTGTCAAGAGGATTCTCCGCCATAGTATCTGTCATATAGTTTTTTCGCGCTCCTTTCTTCGATGGCCATAATTCTAAGTCTTGGGTTAATGAGCGTTGCGCCGAGCGATTCTTGATAATGCTTAATCAAATCCGACTTGGCAGTAAAGTATACATATCCGTCAAAACCTTGTTTGAAGCTCTCCCGAACAGCCTCTGCAAACAAATGGCCGCCTACACCAGAATACTCCTTACTTAGAAATGCAGGGTTGTGCGGGTTGTTAAACGGAGCAGCTTCAACTATATCAATCTTTACGGCATAATTGTTTGGATCCGGCTTTAAGGCAATTAAACCCTGTATGCGGTTATCTCCATCCGCTTTAATTCCGCGAATTGTATACCCGTTCTTACGCGGAATCGTCCAGTCAAACTCCCAGTCCTTAAAATCGCGTTTTGTTGGAATAACCTCAACGACGGTGGTGTTTACAAGTTGTCCGTCATTCATTCTTTTAAGGCAAGGGGTAAGCTCGTCAACCTCGATTTTAATTATACCATTTTCAGGCTGTTTTGCAATATTTTTTGCAGCTTTCTGCGCTTCCCGTGCTTCTTTCGGCCCGAACTCCGCAATGTTCCCTCGCTCGTATTGTGGCCGCAATCCTGCCGCCTTGCTGAACGCCTCATATTCCTCATTTAGACGACGATACCGTACAGCCTTTGTGGTATACTCCTCATCATCTCCGCGACCTTTGGCGGCAATCAGCTCGCGTTTAACTTTACGCAGGGACGCTTCAACCTGTCTTTGCTTTTGTGTCGCCTCGTAAAAGGTGTATTGCTTTCCCTCAAACTCAAAAGGCGGCGGATCGATGTTCTCCAATTCCTCATCGGTGTATGTCCGCTCGGAAACGCCCTCGATCCAGATATGGTACATATGGCGGCAGTTAGCGCCGCACAAGCCGTCCACCTCGTCAAGACCGCAGACCTCGTATATAGATGGGTAAATATCGCCGGTACGGACGGAATAAACGCGCCCCTGCCATTTCTTATGGCTCGCCCATGGAGTTTTGCCCTCTCCGTCACGCGCTCCGCGGTGCGCTGTAACCTCTCTGTATGGCGTGTCAAGCAACGTCGCCGTCTGCTCGGTGTACTGCCGTGAAAGCTGGGTAACGCCCGTCATAACAGCTCTGCGGGCGGCAACGTCAACGCGGTTATGCCAGCCGCTTTCATAGTCAACGTACTGCAAGCCGCTGTCCGTCAGCATCTTCGTTGCGTCACGGATAGCAACGTTATAGCTCTGCCCGCTCTCCACGCGCATCAAGGCATCGTCAAGCACGCGCTGGTACATCCGGCCTATATCATCGACCTTTACCGTTCCATCAGGCGCTCGGTAAGCAAAGCCCATGCTGCGGGTAATGTTCGTCAGCTCTCCGAGCGTTTGCATCTCAATGGCGTTGATTTCCTGCATGAACAGGTCAGCATTGAAGTTGTTTTCGCCGAGAATAAGGTTGTCATCGATCAGCGTATCAAAATACTGCTGGTTTCGTTGAACCGCCTTGTTCCATACGGTGTCAAACTCGCTCTGTGTGAGCTTTAGGGCTTTTCGGATATACTCGTTGATTTTCTTGTAATCATACCCCCGGCGCTGCAAAGACCGTATGTGCTCTATCGCCGTCTCCGTCATTTCGCCGGTCACGGCAACGCGGGAGCATATATCTTCAAGTACTTGCTCCTCTAAGCGCTGATAGAGACGCATAAGCGGCAGGGGCAGGGAGTACATAAACTCCGGCGTGATTGGATATTTTGCCATTACTCATCGCCCGATACAAGGCTCTCCATCTGCGGCAGGGCGGCTTTTGCAGTTGCCTCATCCTCGTTCATCCACTTAGCGCGGAACTCCCAGTGATTCATGATTCCCATCTGCACCATACGGGAATCGCGGTTAAAGTCCGTCTCTTTGTCCTCAATGATAGAATCATCGAAATCGACGGTTATCTCGACGCTCTCGTTTAGCCCGGCGTTCATGTAAGCATTGCCCATTCGGAGAAGAACGCGGCACAGCTCAATGAGAACGCCTTCAAGGATGATCTCGTGCTTTTTGATCGTGCGGAACATCTCGGAGTTTTCGCTTATGATCTGCGTCGCTGTGGAGACGTTGCCATTGTCGTATTTGTAATGGTTCTCGCCAAACCCGCACTTGCTCGACAGGAGATTTAGCATATCCTGAATACCGGCGTTGTGTTCCGCCGTGCGGAGCTTCATATCGATTTCTTTAACAACTTCTTTCCCGAGCCCGTCCGCCGGTAAAACATGAAAAACGGCGTCATTCGGATCAAACAGAGGTTCGCCCTCTATTGTCTTTGTCGCCTGCGGCTGCACCATAATGCGCTTTTTGCCAAGCAGAAATTCGTTGACGTAGCTGTCGTAAGCTATGTCTACGCCCTTTATCTGATCTATGGCATTCGCAAACACCGAAATTCCCATCGGTAGCGTTGCATCAACATTATTGACAATGTTCAGCCGGTCAATAACGAACATCCGCTGTGTAAAATCAGTATGGACAATGGGAGCGATGTTTTCAAAACCCGGAACATCCGCAAGGTTTACCTCTAAGAGACTGCCCTTTGTGTCGCGGAAAAGAAGGTTTTCGATATCGTATTTTCCATCTCCCGTTCGCTTATGGATGCAGATATAAAGGTATGTGTCTTTCTCAACGGACTTGTGAGAGCCAAACGCGCATTCGCTGACGATGCCGTTTTCCCAAGTCAGCGGGAGGATGAGATCAGCGGGCACATAATCAATTCGTATCTCTCCGCCGCTCGCGTTTACCTCGCCCGTGTTTACGTCCACAGAGGCATTAACGACAGTTGGAACATACGCAACCGTTCCGCGCGCCGCCTTGATCTCCTGCATTTCATTAGCCTTTACGGAAAAGTTGTTGCGAATAAAAACAGAATCAATAAAATCCTGTTCTTTCTTGCCTTCAAGGGTTATTTTGCATTTCTCGTTCAATAGCAAGTTCGCCCAATCCTCGCATACCTTTTTCGCCATGCCGAGCGAATACCGGCTGCATTTTATAAATTTCATGCCATTCCATACTTTATAATTATGAAACGACTTTACACAGCCATCATACCAGCTCTGCCAATTAGCGATATAAGTATAAAAACTTTCCGGGATAGTGGTATATCCCTTTTTCCGCAAAACTTCGTATATGTTCATGCTCTCACTCCGTACAGTCTATATGCCGGTTCCATCCCATACCGGATAGCGTCTATTGCGTGGTTGTTTTTATCTGGGTATCCGCTGATGATTTCGCCGTCTTTGTTCCTCTCGTACTCATAGCCGACGATCTCTTTGTATGCATTCGGCGTTCTGCGTTTATCAATAACGATCTTTCGGCGTTGCAGCCACTTCATACCGTATTCAACGCTTCCCGGCCCCTTTATTGCCGATCTCGCATCTACTCCACTCGCGCGAAAGTCCACGATACTTTTCGGCTCCGCGCTGTCGCACGTAATCGGGAAATCGTTATAATGGTGTTCGCGTATCCATGCGGCATTATCTTCGTTGCTCGTCTTATTAACGTAATGCTCATCGATCAGATACAGCGTTTCTCTGGCAACATCATAGTAGATGCGGATAAAGCAAAACGGATCAGGATACCAGCCAAAGTCGATTCCTTGATAAATCCTGTCGAAACGCTTTATTTCATCGTCTGTAATTTCCCGCAGCTCCAACCGCTCAAATACGTTTCCGCCCGTGCCTACGGGCAGACCAAGGTATTCGTGTTGGTATGCTCTTTCATCGGTCTGTTTAAGGTATTCAGCTTCGTTCAAGAACTCTTCGCCGAGCCAGCTCTTAGGCGCATCAAGGTAGGTGCTTATGTGGCACAGTCGGTTCGGCTTTTCTTCTGCGCTGTCAACGTTCGCCCAGTTATCGCGGCTAATAGGCGGGTTGTAGCTCTCGAAATTCCAGAACTTGTCGCCGCCGCGCATCGTGGACTGCAAAATTGTTCGTATCTCCGCCCTGCCGGAAAACTGATCTTTTTCCTCAAAGTGCGTAACGGCAATATACCCGAACGGCACCTTGATAGATTTAATCTTCATCGGATCGTCTGCGCCACGGAACATGATCTTTTGCCCGGTGGGGCGGTAGATAATTTCCATAGGGCTGACCTTTGCATACCATAGCCCGGCCATGCCAAGCTCGGCAATCGCCCACATGTACTGGTTAAACACACTGTCTCGCAAAGTGTTTGCGACCTTACGAAGCACCAGCGCGTGAGTATTTGGATTGGAGATCAACAACTGTGGTACAAGCAAGGATACGGTTGACGATTTCAGGCTCCCTCGACCGCCGCGAATATCATAATGCGTATGCCCGTGCCGCATAACATCTTTCGCAAAGTCATAAAATACAGGGGCAAGCATTTCTGACATTTTTATATGTCCCATTCAATGACCGCCCCTCTATCAACTTCCGGATCAGGATAGTCTTTCTGTCCGAGAACTTGCTTGCCAAGCCATATCGCCATTGTCGCATTCGTTTCCGATAGCTTCATCTGGTTACGGCGCAAGCTCACTTTGCCTCTGGCCTGTCCTCTTTTTTTGCAGTCTAAGAATGTTTCTCGGTTGTTCTTGTTATGCAGCGTTTCTACCGTTGTGCCAAGCTCCCCAGCCATTTCTTCATCGGTGCACATATATTTGGACAACATCTCGACCAGTTGCTTGCCCTCGACGCTCAAAACAAGGCTCGGTCGGCCTTTTCCGTTGGGCTGCTTATTCAGATATTTGTTAAACGCTCCGAGCTGTTCAGCAGTCTTCGCCATATAAGCACCTCGTAGACAACGCGAGAACGCTCTCTATGGTTTCGGACATGTCATAATATCTATAATCACCCAAACGGCCACAAACGATTAGACCGTCCTTTTCCGCTCTCGACCGGTATTTCTGATACAGAGCTTCGCTCTCTGCGTTATTAACAGAATAAAAAGGTTCTTTCCCGCGTTCCCACGTGTCAGGGTATTCAATTGTCAGTACCGTTTTCGGGCTTTCTGTGTCAAAAACGAAGTGCTTATGCTCAATAACCCTAGTATGGGGTATGCTGCGCGCAGTATAATTTACTACGGCCACACCTTGATAGTTGTCTATATCGACCGTCATCTGATCAAAGCGCAGGCTTCGCCATGGGAGTTCTCCATACTCATATCCGTAAAACTCGTCGAGCGCCCCAGTATAAACGATCTTCTTTGCCTTATACTTTTCCTTTGCTTCTTCAAAGGACGTATTTAGGGCTACGTCTGTACCGTTTAACAGTGATTCAATGAGTTTGTTATACCCCTCGATAGGGATTCCCTGATATTTCGCATTATAATAATTATTGTCCGCCGTATACCGAACAGGGATCCGCCGCATTATATCCGGCGGAAGCTCGGAACATGGCTTGCCCCATTGCTTTTCGGTGTACCCTCGGATAAACATCTTATAGATGTCTTCTCCGACAAGCGACAGCGCGTGTTCTTCTAGATTCTTCGCTTCACGGTCAAGCACAAGCATCTGGCGGTTGATCTCCGCTTTCGCCTGAAAAGGGAAATTCACACCCCACAACTGCCGGAACGTGTTCATGTTAAACGGGAGGTTGTAGCACCGCCCTGCGTAACAGGCAAGGGGGCTGTTAATGAAATTATTGAAATGAACGAACTGGTTGACGAATTTCCATACCTCATCGTTGTTCGTGCGGAAAATGTGCGCTCCGTATTTATGAACTGCGATCCCCTCAACATTTTCTTGGTAGCAGTTTCCGCCGATATGGTCGCGCCGATCCACAGCAATGCAGGACTTCCCCGCCTTTGTCGCCATATAAGCAAAAACAGAGCCTGCAAGCCCTGTTCCAACTATTAAGTAATCGTAGTTTTTTTCCATTTTTCGTTCACCAGCTTCGGGCGGCAGTTGTTCCAGCTTATTTTATGATGGATGCGAAAATTTACTCTGCCCTGTTTTGCGATCTTAACGAACGATGGGCAGCACATCACACTGTAAAAGCTCTTCCGGTACGTCCCATTATCTTGGTATATGTCCGTCATTCCACCGCGCATATGCTGTGTCGGCGGCGTCTGTACCTGTAAGTACATAACAGAATACATCAGCAGCCCCCGGCTTGCTTCATCTATCGTCGTGGTGATATCATCATTCATGCGCATGCGGAATTTAATCTTTTTATCCGCACGCATCAAGAACGATCCCATAGTTTTCTGGTTAAGCCCCATGAAATACTTTTTCCCACGGATCCCGCCGAGGTATTCACTCGACAGTGCAAAGGACAGCCATGCAATGTCCGTCTTATCGATGTAACGCACAAGGTAATAAAAAAGCGTGTCAAGGTCTCGGCAAGCCTTTGTAACAAGCCTGTCGTCCTCTACATAGCGAAAATCAATCCTCGTAAAATCATCGTCAAGCTGCAAATGATATTTGTAGCCGCGCTCTTCGGCTAGGTCCTGTATCTTGTTTCTTGCGAACACTCCAACGCGGCGGTCGTTGTCCGTGTCGCCGGTATCCGTCTCATCCGCAACAGCCTTTTTATCAAACTGAATGACATGTTCGCTGAACTTAGAGAAGTATTGATCGGCTTGGTCGTCCTCATTGTCAATCACAACGTACCAGTCTCCGGTATAGCCGCTGTCTTTCAGCATCTTTACTGTTTTTATCTCGTCAGCTCTGCCGTGGCTTAGAATAAAGACAGCAAAAGATTCGCGGTATTCACTCCTCGTCAATGCCCTCACCGTCCTTTAACTCTACCAAGCCGTCAAGCAGCTCGGCAAACCCATTAGCAATGGCATTATCGATATCGACGATGACAAGTGCGGAACGCTCCATCAGTTCCTGCATTTCAGGGCTTGCACAGTTCGCATAGTATTCCGCAATGTTCCTGTAATTGAACACATTATGCCGGTTTGCCGCTGCAATAAGGAACGCTTTCTGTTCAGGCAGGATGTCTGCGGCCTCAATCTCCATGATGAGGCTGTCCGTCTTATCCGTATTGTACAGGTCGGCAAGGCTCGGCTTTATCCCGTCCGGCTCATACTGCGGAATATTGACTTTCATGCTGTACTGGTTAGGCTCGCTCTCTTTTTCTTCCTCAAAAAATCCGAAGTCAAAGCCCTCGAAATCAAGCTCCGCAAGTTCTTCCGATAAAAGCGCATCATCCCATTCGGCAAACTCATTTGTTTTGTTGTCTAGAAGCCGATATTTCCGTTTCTGTTCCTCCGTCAGCCCCTCTTTGATAAGAACATCCGCTTCTTTATAGCCGAGCTTCTTCAGCGCCTTATATCTCGTATGCCCGGCAAGGATCACGCCGTCCTCATCCACAATGATAGGCGCAACGTAGATGCACTGCTTAATGCTCTCCATGACATAAGCCACAGCATCATCATTCTTTCTGGGATTCTTTTCATAAGGGACGATGTCCCTTAACGGCTTTTTGACAAGTTCCATTTCAGTTCCTTCCTTTCCGCATCCAACAAAAAAGAGCCGGAATCGCTTCCAGCTCTTTCGAGTGTACCCATTATAGCACTTGATTTTGGCTTTTTAGGCTAATCTTTCACCGTCGGCGTGAACCTTTCGCTTTTAAGCATCCCCATGATCCTGCCCATTTCAGCAAGCCGCCCTGCGGCAAACGGTGTGCTTCCACCTGTCTCTTATACACATCTGACGCTGCCGACGAAGGCTTAGGTGTAG